AGTCAATGGAAGATTTTGCAGACCCTGCCACCGACGAATAGCCAATGTAACGAAAGAATATAATCAAAAGGGTGGTATGTTCAAAGTAGATCCTTTCTGGGTAAACATGAGAAAGAAACACGGTAAAGACTGGATGAAAATAATGAATTCTGGTGAAACTAAGTCTTATCGGAAGTAACCTTTGTTAATGAATTTCTAAATTTTGCCCATTCCACCAGGTTAGGAACTCTAAGATTTTCTTCTATCTGTGCAAGTAACTCATTTGTCTTGGTTAATTTCTTATTTGTTTCATTTAATAATTCTATAACCTTAAACATCCCTAACATGTTAACACCAAGTTTATTCTGTCTCTTATCAAATCATAAAACCTATACTCATAGTTAATCTTTTTCTTACCTTTAACCTTTTCTCCATAAAATCTACCCACTTTGATAGACATTAATGGTTTTTTTAGTAATCTTGGATGTAATTCTAATAGTTGTTTACAAGAATTGTACCTAATTTTGTCAAATTTTATACAAATTTCGTCACCTTCCATATAATTTTTAGCAGATCCATTCCTAAAATGTACTATTGTTCTTCTTAATTCAGGTTTTTCGGTTAGTCTACTAGTATTTGTGACTATCCACAGTTTGTCACCTTTGACAAACATGTCTATTAGTTCAACTTGGTGCAGTGGATTCTCTGTAAACATACCATAAATACGTTCATACTCTGTTAAACTTTCATAAATATAAAATGATGATGCCATACAAAACAAACCTAATACTTATTAATAAATGATTGGTAGCAAATCCATGGAAGATATGATCGATTGTGAATGTGGAAGCAAACAATTTGGATACACTGATGATATCAATATAGTGTATGTATGCTATGCATGTGGTAGATTTAAAGCCAACAATATTGAGAAAGATTTCTCTCGAATGTTAGAGGATGATCCTCTAGTGTTACTAGGAATGATAAAAGAAAAATATCTCGTACCTATTACAGACGGCAATAATTAAATTTAAATATAAAGGTACATGTTTAAATATATGGAGATATTTTCATCTATACTAGAACCTTTACTTTTAGCCGCCCTTATAGGTATGGGTGGTGCATTGTTTGGATTTTTTAGAAAAATGAGTTCAACACAGAAAGATTTATGCGAGACAGTACAGAGATTACAAAAAACCTTAATTATTTTAGCTAAAGCAGTTGACAGACAATCTAACAGATTACATCCAGAGGAAGCAAATTCAGAACTAGATGATTTGGTAAAAGAATTACTAAAAGACTAGGTATTTATCATTTATGACTAAATTGTCCATGAAACTTTAAATACAAGATTTTTGCGGACTATATTATGGTTGAAGCCTTATTAGCAGTAGTAATAGCCACATGTGCAGGTGCAGTACTAAATACCATCAGAGGATTTCTAGGTTCAGAAGAAACTTATGATATTAAAAAATTCTTTGGTGCAGTAATTGTATCTGGATTTGCAGGTCTTGCTATCGCTCAAACGATCGCTTTGTCTGGAATTGATACATTAGGATTAGTCCTAATTGGTCTAACAGCAGGATTTTCTGTTGATTATGCCGTCACTAAAGCAAAGAAAATAAATCAATAATTGTGTGTGTTTACACCACTTTTTTTCTTTTTATAAAACTTTATAAGCAAATAAGGTGCAATCCTTACTATGGACAGCTTGTTCTTTCGAACATTGATTACGAAATCCCTTGTTCCTACTGAAACTGATGATAGGTTCTTTGAGGGCATTCTTACTGTCCAGATGAAAGATAAACAAGGTGAAATAACAATCACTGATGAATTAATGAAGGTGCTTCCAATATGGATGGATAGAGGTGCACCAATAACAGATACACATTCCAACCGGGTTGTTGGTAAAGGTATTAATTTTGCAAGGATGGAACTTAAAGGTGAAGATGGTGAAATGTTACCTGCAATTAAAATTACAGGAAAGATTCATAGAAATTATGAATTGGATAATGATATATGGAGTAAAATAAAATCAGGTGAATATAAGGGATTGTCATTTGGTGGTGCAACCAAAGCAGACAGACAACCAATTCGAATGAAAGATGGAAGTATAGCTTATACTCTAGGCGATCTAGAGCATTATGAAGTAGCAGTATGTGCAGATCCAGCAGTACCGTTAGCATTAATCACAGACTACAATCCACTGGCAAAGGCTTCAACTATGGCAGAAGATTTAGGAAACGGAAAGATGTTAATTAAATGTGACAAATATGGTTGTTACGTTAACAAAGATGCAGACCTATCAGAGTCAGATACATTTGATGGTAAGGTATCAAAATTAGTAGCAGATGGTAAGACAAAAGAACAAGCAGAGAAAATTGTTGGTTCATTTGTGAAATCTAAACCAGATGAGGAGACAGGCGAACAAGGCTTGACATCTGAAGGTAACTCAGATGCAGAGATGGATGGTAACCATCATTCAATGTATAACCAAGATGTAAATGAAGATGGTTCATCAGGTAGAAGAAATGTTGCTGTTAAGGAAGATTGGCAAGGAAATGGTGCACCACAACCAAAAGAAGTTAAAGAGGAGGAAAAAGATCCTTATCTAAGTGCAGAAGCAAGACAGAAGAAAAAAGATTTACTACAACCAGACGGTGGATTAAGAGGTCTTGGTGGTTATAACACATCCCAAACGGGATCTGATGATATTGCACAGGTATCTGAAGTAAAATCAGATAAAGATATAAAAGAGGAAAACTATATAAAGAACGAAAAAGAAAGATCTGATAGTAATATGGCAAACGAATTAGAAAAGAAGCCTGAAGAAGAAGTTAAAGCTGAAAATGTTGACGAAGAAACTGAAGTTGAAAAAACTGAAGAAGATATCGAAGACAAAAATAAAGCTTTTGATGCAATCTCAGTGCAACTTAAAGCAATCATCGACGGACAAAAATCCCTAGGTGAACGCATTAAAGCACTAGAGACACCAACTGATTTACCTTTAGTCCCAAAAGTCTCTGATAAAGATGACATAGGAGCCGAAGTAAAAGCACCAGACACTTATCAATCAAACTCGCGACAAGCTGGTTTAGATGACGATAAATCCGGTGAAAAGAAACCAGAAGGAGACAAAGGAAATCTTGCTATGCAAGAGAAATCCCTAGTTAACAAATCATCACACACTTTTACAACTGAAACCCCAAGACCAAATGCAGCACTCGAAACACTCGAGAAATCTTCTGGAAAAGACTACAGTCCAATCCTAAAAGATGCAAGAGCAGGCGGATTCGAAGGACTAAGTCAGGTTGCACAAAACATTCTTGCCGGCAAATATTATCGACCAACTTCTGACGAAGTAGGAACATACTAAAATGACTCAAATCCGAACAATAGACGAACTTGAGGCACTTCATTATGGATACAACCGAAATTTGTTGAGAAAGGCTGACGCCCCTATAACTACATCAACTGCTGGTACATTCAATGCCATCTTTGGTGCATACGCATGGGCACAGTTAAACCTTGAAGCCAACGCATTTGGAGTTCTCCCAAAATACCCTTGGGATAAATCTGGATGGAGAGTTATAACTGCAAAACCAACTCTAAATACCACTAATGGTAACACTACCTTAGGTGGTACAGCAGAAGGTGGCAGTATAGCCGAAACCGTAAAACCAACACTACAAGAACTAGATGTACGTCCAAAGACAGCTCAGTTGCCTTTCAGTGCATCAGAAGTTATGGAGTGGTTGTCTACACATTCAAAAGATGACATTTGGGGTGGTCTCGGATCATTAAGACTCTATATGGCAGTTCAACATAAGGAATTCCTTAATAGAATGCTACTTGCCGACGTAGAAAGTGAAGCAGCTGCATCAAGTGGTGCACATACCGGTTCAACAGACTTTGAATCTCTTGATAGAATCATATCAAGTGATGCAGAGGAAGATGCACTAGGTGGAAACCACTCTGGATTTTACGATCCATGGGCTGCTAACGCAACTGTAGACAGAGATTCTGGTACAGACTTTGACTGTACAGTAGAATCTGCTTCTGGTACAATTGGTACCGACGGAGTCCTTACTGACGACACTCTAAGAACTTTCCTCAGAAAGGTTAGAATCGCAGCAGGTAAAGACCCAAACGTTTTCCTAGGCTCTCACGAAGTCTACTCAGAAATACAAGGCTTGTACATGCCTTCAGTCCGTATCGCAAACCCTTACGGTGAAGCACTCGTACAAATCGATGTAAATGGTATCCAAACATTTAAGGGTACTGGAGTAGGAATTCATGTAGACTCTATCTATGGAATCCCATACATCCCAACTAAAGACGCCCCATCTGGTGGCGGAGATGAAGTTGGTAGACTATTTGCATTAGATACATCTGATGCAGAAGGTTATGGATACCCAAGACTCGGAATTCAAGTCGCAATCCCAACTGAATACTACGAAGCTACTAGACGTTCACCTGGTTACCCATTTGTCAACAATGCATTTGTTGAGAAAGGAGTATTCAGAACTATGGGCGAAACAGTTTGTAGACACTTCAAATCACAAGGCAAGATTAGAGATATAAAACTCTAGAATAAAATTGTTTTTTATTTTTTTTAACTTTATATAAGAGTGTTCCTACACTAACGTATGGCAATCACAGTCGCACAGAATTCAGACCATAAGAGTCTAACAGGAAAAACTCTAGCCGTACAAGCACAATTGACCTCTAAATTAAAGTCAGTTATTGTCGATGTCACCTATGGTGCTTCAGACACGTACTTAACAAACGGTAATACAGTTGACCTTTCTTTGGGCGGTAGAATCCGAACAGTAATTGGAGCACAAGTCATCCATGCTAATAAGGGTCTACTTTTGCAATATGCACCAGCAGCAGCTGGAGCAGCAGCCACTGGAAAGTTTAAAGCTTATGGTCATACTCCAACAAGTTCAACGGCAACAGTTGTAGCATTGGAGGAACTAGATAACGCTGACACAGCAGTGAATAGTATGACTATTCGTATATGTGTAACAGGTTACTAACCTTTTTTTCTTTTAATAATACTTATATATTATACTCATTATCAGTATTCATGACAGAACTTAATCATAATGTAGTTAATATCAATTCAGACACATTGATCAAAGGTGGACACGGTGTAATTGTTGCTGTAAAAGTAATGAAAGCAGGTTCAAGTGGGGCTAAGATTGAACTAAGATGTCCAGGATTTAGGAAATATTAACAGAAGATTTGAAGCAGGCATATATGCTGATGTCACAGGCTCAGCAGAATATCTAATAATATTTAAATAGATAGTGACGTTTTACTATATATGGTAACTCCTGTTTATTGCACTGTCGCTGATGTATCCGATTTTCTACGTGTTCCTATCACTGCTACTACTACTCCAAATAAAACTCAAGTCACGAAACTCATAAATCGAAAAGAAGAGGAACTTGACAGAAGAATGGGACATGCATGGAGAAGCAAGACAAAGACAAAAGAATTACATGACTTACCTTTACTTTACACTTTCGGATGGGGTACTCCTATCTTCCTTCAACACAGGAACATATATGAATTTGATATAGCCGCTGGAGACAAGATCGAGATTTGGCAGGGTGCAGCTGCAACCTGGGATAATATTCTTGGAAACGAATCATGGTATGATGTAAATTATGAAAGAGGTACAGTACATCTCAGAGGTTATATTTTCTCCATACTCAGAAAGAATAGATGCAGAGTAACCTACAGATATGGTGGAGAAAACTTTGCAGGTGATACTGTAATTCCATTTGATATTCAAGACTGTGTTATAAAAATGGTTGCAATGGAAATTATGAACACCAGTTTTAGAATGGATACAATCCCAATGGGTGGAGAAGGTATCAATATTGGTCAGGTTAAACGTGAATGGCGTGAAGACATCGAGAAATGTATCTCTAATCGTAGAGAAATATTTGTGATTCCTTGACCTTAACACGAGAACAGTTATCAGAACGTTCTGTAAAAGGTCATATTACTAGAAAATTAAGACTAAGTGAAAATGGTTATGATAATTATAAACAGTTGTCAGAATCTATTGTAAACTTGAGAGAGTCTAAAAGTCTAAGTTCAATAAAGGAAATGTATCAGAACATGGGAATGACTGCAAAGGCAGTTGGATTAATTACAAAGAATTTCAAGGATGATGACCAGGATGACATCATTGATGATTATGATGATGAAATAGATGACGTGGAATTCCAACAGGTACTTCTTATTAACGACAATGCAAACATACCGGCAGGTACATGGGTTCAGTACAAACCAATGGAATCATGGGTTAAAAATCAGATGTCTACTGGCAGTATGTTTGAATCCTCATTGGAAAAAAAATGGACTAAATATAGAAATAAGAAACATGGTATTAGTTACAGCAAAAGAGGCAGGGAAGTTTCAAAAGATAGAAAATCAGTAGACGAGTTTGGAAATATACAATGGAAGAGAAAGGAAGGTAAAGAACCGGTAAAAATGAAAAGTAAAGATGAGTTTAGACAAGGATTCATAAAAGATGTAACATTTGGTATAATACACAGTATAGAAAAGTATGGTTCAAAACAAAAGTACACGACATATACAGATAAGGAGACTGGTAAACTGGTCAAGGTACAACACTTTAATGGTGCAGAAAAATGGATGAAACCAGAGTATGAAGAACTTTATAAAGACGTTTATGATAATGGGTATAGGGAAATATAATGGGAATAGCAGTATATGATGTAATTGACGACTTTATCGCCATGATTAATGATAATTGGGGATCAGCAGGAGACGCTGGACTAGCACCAAGACTAGAAAAAATATGGGAAGAAAAGAAGGTAGGATTTGTCGATGATCGTAGGGATATAGTGGTGGTTGAACCGGTAGATGAATCCATAAAATACTTTGGATTATACGGATCTGATTTCTTACATTCACCGTTAATAAAGGTTGATATAAGATCATATCAAGATAGTATCAGGCATAATGACATAGTCAACGAAATATCACGAATCATAAAGTCTCAGATAAGACGAACCGGGTTTGTTGATGTTAGAGTAATGTCAAGTAAATCACTTAACAGTCTTTACCGTAATTTATTCAGACATGTGTTAGAAGTTAGATATAGAAAACTTAACCCATAGAGTTATAATATACTTATTTAATTAAATGTAAATGAAAATAATAATTGTAGGTTCAGGTAGTGCTGGACTAATGACAGCATTAATGTTAAATAATAATATACCAGATGTAGAAATATTAATAATAAGAAGTAAATTTAAGAAAATAATAGGTGTAGGTGAAAGTACAGTAGGAACATTCAACACGATGCTTGTTGATTTATTAGGAATGGATAAAAATGATTTTATTATAAATGTAAAACCAGTAACAAAATATGGTATCTCGTTT